AAAAAATATTGTTTTAATATTTTCTAATGCAGCGGAGATAGGCCTATTCAATGAAGCTGGCAGCGTTTACGCCAGAGACATCCTGAAGGTAAAAAGAGACAATAACTGGCAGGAGGTGACCGATGCCCCTGCTTAATTATTACAGCCAGACTAAAATGGCTAAGGGTGAAAAATTCGGTTATAAAACCGCGATTCTACATCTCGCGCCGTATAAATTATCTGGTAAAAACGTATGCCCTAAAGCCTCTAAAGAATGCATTGCATTCTGCCTGAACACATCTGGCAGGGGCCAGATGAATTCCGTTCAACAGGCTAGAATTAATAAGACTAATTTATTCTGGAAGGACCGGAAAAAATTCCTGGAGCAGCTCAGCCAGGAGATTGGACAATTAAAAAAACGGGCTGCATCTCAAGGCTTTAAATTTGCGGTTCGACTGAATGGCACAAGTGACCTAGCATGGCATCGATTCAGCAGCCTGATGGACCAGCACCCGGATGTAATTTTTTATGATTATACTAAGGTATACAATCACCTGGATCATAATCTAAAAAATTATAAAATAACTTTTTCGGCATCTGGATCTAATAATACTGAATGTATGGCAGCTCTGAAGGCCGGGCACAATGTAGCTTATGTTTTTAAAGATAAGCTCCCGAAAAAATTTCAGGGTAAACGTGTAATTGATGGAGATAAGCACGACCTGAGATTTTTAGATCCTCGTGGCGTGGTTGTTGGGTTACTGGCAAAAGGTTCTGCCAAAAAAGCAGCTGCAGGAGGATTCGTTAATGGATAACTTGATTGGATTCCTGATCAGGTTTATTTATTTCAGGCCGTGGACCTTGACTCTAATCATATGCAGCATCCTCTGGATTCTTTAGAATCGTTCTAAACTAGGCCCAGAATGTTTGTGTCCATTCTGGGCCTTTTCATTTGAAATAAAAATAAAAGATCTTATATTAATGGGATAAACAACAACGGAGAAAAAAAATGTATCAATTACACTTTAAACTAAAAACTAAAGGTGACGATTTAAGAGTAGCTGTAACTCATGCAGATAGCACAATTAAAGGAGCTTTTTTTGAGTTCCTTAAAAAGCATGGTTATGAGCTTTGGCAGCGTGTTCTGACTGTAGATTTATATTCAGGAATTACTGACAGATCTATGGAATTTAAACCTAAAGATTTATTAAAAGTTATAGGATGCCAGAAGGTTAACTTAAAAATGTTAGCTGGAGATTTAAAAAAAATATAATTTCTCCAACGTGGCCCGGGACCGCCGGGCCACAACCCACGTTAAATTAATAGAGGTACCAACCGACTTTTAAAAACGAAAAAAAATTTGTAAAATTTTGCCACCGTTTTGGCCCAAACAAAACGATCTTAGTCTTAGCCTTGTATCACAAATACATGTAGTATATGGTAAAACAAAAAGGGACCCATAAAAAAAGGGACCCAATGAGAATTGGTTTTATGTCTAAATCTACTGATCTATTATCTACAGATGACCTACGTTTGAGGCTCGAAAGAACCTGGATTCAACATATTAAATTATGTCAGGACAATTTTCTATATTTTGTAAAAAACGTATGGCCAGAATTTATTTGTCGTACAGAGAAAAAACCAGATGATTGGGGGCATCATCAAATTATTGCTAAAGAGTTTACTGAAATAGCACAAAATAAAAAAGGCAGGCTTATTGTAAATATGCCTCCAAGACACACTAAATCAGAATTTGCATCCATTTACTTTCCTGCATGGATGATTGGTAAGTATCCTAAAATGAAACTAATGCAAGTCTCACACAACGCAGAACTATCCGCTAGGTTTGGTGCAAAGGTGAGAAATTTAATTGATAGCAAAGAGTATAAAGAAATCTTTGGAGATGTTAAACTTAGAGAAGACTCAAAAGCAAAAGGACGTTGGGAGACTAATCATGGGGGTGAATATTATGCAGCGGGGGTTGGCGGTTCTATAACAGGACGAGGGGCGGATCTTTTGATTATTGATGACCCACACACTGAACAAGATTCATTATCTGATTCAGCCATGGAAAGAACTTTCGATTGGTATTTATCAGGACCCAGACAACGTTTACAACCAGGTGGATCTATTGTTTTAGTTATGACCCGTTGGGCCGAGGACGATTTGACGGGAAGATTGATTAAATCACAAACAGAACCTAAAGCAGATAAATGGAAACAAATTTCTTTTCCTGCAATCTTACCTAGTGGTAATCCAGTATGGCCAGAGTATTGGAACCTAGATGAATTAGAAAAAGTTAAAGCTTCGTTGTCCGTGAGAAATTGGTCGGCACAATACATGCAAGAACCAACTTCAGAAGAAGGAGCCATCTTGAAGCGTGACTGGTGGATCCCGTTTCACGGACCTATGCCTCATCTTAAACATGTCATACAATCTTACGATACAGCATTCTCTGCAAAACAAACTGCAGACTATTCAGCGATTACGACGTGGGGAGTTTTTCAACAAAATGAATCAGAACAAAATTCAATTATGTTACTCGATGCTGTTAGAGGTAAATTAGAATTTCCAGAATTAAAAGCTTTAGCATTAGAACAATATAAATACTGGGAACCGGAGACCGTGATTATAGAGGCAAAGGCCTCGGGCCAGCCACTTATTTTTGAGCTTAGAAGAATGGGTATACCTGTAGTTGATTTTGTTCCATCAAAAGGCAAAGATAAACATACACGGGTCAACGCCTGTGCCCCTATATTTGAAAGTGGACAAGTATTTTATCCTCACGGCGAAAAATTTGCTGAAGAGGTTATTGAAGAATGTGCTGCGTTTCCTCATGGAGAAAACGACGATTATGTGGACAGTACAACTCAGGCTATGTTAAGATACCGACAGGGTTACTTTGTATCAACTTATGCTGACGAGGATGAGAAACCATTGTACAAAGATAACAAATACGTATATTACTAATTTAGGAGATAGACATGTCGAAAAAATCAAGAAGAAGAAATAAATTGCTTGCAACTTTAGCTTTAGGTTTAGCAGGTTCTGCACTTAGCAAGCCAGATGTTAGTGGCGCAAAAAAAATGAAAGCCACTGAAATGAACAAAAGAAGAGTGCCAGCTTTTATAAAAGAAAGAGGAGTTAAAGGGGGTAACCCACTAAGACCATTATTACCAAAAGGTAAAATTCAAATGCCAGAAGATGAATTTTTTGGTATAGATGCATTTGGTCCAGGTATGGGAGCTAAAAAAGGAAAAATGATTAAGGCTATGGGTGGCGCTATGGTAACAAGAGGCCAAGGTCAAGTCATGAGAACTAAAAAAACAAAAATTATCTAATGGCTGAAATCGATAAAACATTAGAAACTGCGATAGATGAATCGCAGCAGGAGGCGGTTGATATTGAGTTAGAGGGAGAAGAACCTGTAACAAAAGAACAAGCTATCGATGCGACAGAAGAATTTTATAAAAACATTGCTTTAGATTTGAGTGATGAAGTTCTTCAAAGAATTTCTAAAAGTTTAGTTGATGAGTACAAAAAAGATAAAGTTTCAAGAAAGGATTGGGAGACATCATATACTAGTGGTCTAGATTTATTAGGTTTTAAATACCAAGATATGACTAGACCATTTAGAGGTTCTGCTAGTGTAACTCATCCTTTACTTGGAGAAGCTGTTACACAATTCCAAGCACAAGCATACAAAGAGTTATTACCAAGCGATGGTCCAGTTAGAGCAAAAGTCGTTGGTAACGAAGATGACGCTAAAGCTAATCAAGCTCAGCGTGTTCAAGAATTTATGAATTACATGATTACTGAAAAAATGGAGGAATACACTCCAGACATGGATCAGTTATTATTTTATTTACCTCTTGCGGGATCTGCATTTAAAAAAGTCTATTACGATGACATAATGCAAAGAGCTGTTGCTAAATTTGTACCCGCTGAAGATTTAGTTGTACCTTACTATGCAACAGATTTAATGGATTGTGAGCGAATTACTCACGTTGTTAAAATGGGTGAGAATGATATTCTTAAACAACAAAAAGCAGGATTCTATAGAGATGTAGAATTGAAACCTGTTCAGGCAGAAAAATCACAAATACAAAAAAAATATGAAGAGTTAGAAGGTATAACACCAACTGGTGATCAAGCGACTAATTTCAATATATTAGAAATGCATGTTGATTTAAATATTGAAGAGTTTGAAATACAAGATCCAGAAAAACAAGTTAAGATTCCATACATCGTAACTATTGATGAGGGTTCAGGTGAAGTTTTATCTATCTACAGAAACTATGATATGGCAGATGAAACAAAAAAACGTAAAGAATATTTTGTTCATTACAAATTTTTGCCAGGTTTAGGTTTTTATGGCTTTGGTTTAATTCATATGATAGGAGGATTATCTAGAACCGCTACTCAAGCACTAAGACAATTACTAGATGCAGGTACATTATCTAACTTACCAGCAGGATTTAAGTCTAGAGGCATAAGAATTAGAGACGATGACCAGCCATTTCAACCTGGAGAGTTCAGAGATGTAGACGCGCCTGGTGGAAACATAAGGGATCAATTCCAAATTTTACCATTTAAAGAGCCTTCACAAACATTATACAGCTTATTAGGTTTTGTTGTGCAAGCTGGACAGAGATTTGCAGCCATAACAGAGATGGATGTTGGCAATGATGCACAAAATAGAGCTGTTGGAAGTACAATTGCACTACTTGAACGTGGTTCACGTGTAATGTCAGCGATACATAAGCGATGTTATTATGCAATGCGTAAAGAATTTAGACTTTTAGCAGGAATTTTTTCAACATATTTGCCACCAATGTACCCTTATTCGGTTTATGGTGCTGATAGAATGATAAAATCGCTTGATTTTGACGAAAGAGTCGATGTAATACCCGTTGCTGACCCAAATATTTTTTCTTTATCGCAAAGAGTGACACTTGCTAATGAAAATTTAAAGATTGCACTATCTGCACCTCAACTTCATAACGTGAGAGAGGCATATCGTAGGGTTTATGAAGCATTAGGCACTAAAGATATTGACAATGTGCTAAGACCTGAGGAGGTACCAACACCAAAAGACCCTGCTATTGAGAATATGGAAGCATTACAAATGAAAATACCTAAAGCTTTCCCACAACAAAACCATGATGCGCATATTGCAGCTCATAGAGCGTTTATGGCAACTAGAATGGTTCAAATTAATCCAATGGTTTATGCTTTATTACAGGGACACATTTCAGAGCATGTTAGTCTAAAAGCACAAGGTGAAGTTGGTGCTGCAATTGCTAATGATCCAGCTATGCAAATGATGTTACAAGATGATCCACAAGGAGCACAATTACAAATTGATGCTATGATAGCTGTAAAAGTATCACAAATTACAAATGAGCTGGCTCAATCAGAGGGAGCTGCAAACCAAGATCCATTAGTAGCTTTAAAACAAAGAGAATTAGATCTAAGAGCTTTAGATCTACAAAGAAAAGCATCTGAAAACCAAATGAACTTCGAATTAAAAGAACAAGAAGTTGAAGAAAGATTAGATATAGAAAAAATGAAATTAGAGGACAATCAAGAGCAGCATGATGAAAGAATAAGAGTTGCTAGAGAGAAATTAGATGTACAAAAGAAAAAAATTAAAAAATAAAAAATTTAGAAGAGGTGGCTCTACTGGTTTTGAAGGTTCGCCAGAAATGGGAGGTAGAGGGACTACTGAAACCTACGGTTTTGATCAAAGTGGTAGCAGCGATAGTCAAACTGCACAAGCTATAAAAGATACAGGACTAAAATCGGATACAGCTACTTCATCAGCAATTGGCATAATAGGTAAAACTGTTTTTGATGTTAGCGGTGCTGGGCTCGCATATAGCGCTGCAAAAAAAGCTGGAACAAAAATACAACAGGCGATTACACCTAAAGTTGCAAAAGATACCGCTAAAGCAAGATTATCAGGTTCACCCATTTATACATTCTCTACACCCAAACCAACTACACCAAAATTAAATAATAATAATAATGATGAACCTTTAAAAAAGATTTTGAAAAAACCAATTCAATCTGATACAACTCAAATCGCGTCTTTTAGGCCGAAAGATTTTTTCCCCTTTCAAGCCTACAAGAGTGGAGGGGTCTCTAGCGGGCCCCCTCCTCTAAAAGGTCCTAACTCACAAGTTCCGCCAGTAAAATTTCGAAAAGGGCAAATGACAAAGACATATAAGTTTTCATGTCCATCAAGACCTGATGGTATAAGAGGAATGGGAGCTGCAATAAAAGGTCATAAATTTACAGGTGTTAAATGAGTTTAAGACAAAAATTATTAGAAGCATTGAATAAAAAATATGATGCTGACATAGCTCAAGCTGATTCAACAATTCAAATATATTTAGATAATCCCGTTGGTATTGGAGAACACCCTCAACATTTAGAGGAAATAGATAAACTTTTACAAAAAACTGTTGACGCCCAAGAAAAAAAAGACATACTAAAAAAATATGAGTAAAGATCCAAAAATAGGAACAGGAAAAAAACCAAAGGGTTCTGATAGAAGATTATATACAGATGAGAATCCTAAAGACACTGTAAGAATTAAATTTGCTACAGTTCAAGATGCAAAAAATACAGTGAGTAAAGTTTCAAATATTAACAAACCTTTTGCAAGAAAAATACAAATTTTAACTGTGGGTGAACAGAGAGCTAAGGTTATGGGAAAAACTGCAGTTGCAAATATTTTTAAACAGGGTAAAAATAAAATTAGAAAAAAAGAAGGGAGAGCTTGATGGCTTGGTTTAGTTTAGCAAAAATAGCGTTACAAGCAGGAAGTAAGATATACGCAAATAGACAAAAAACAAAAATGGCTATGTCAGACGCACAGCTTATGCATGCTGAAAAAATGGCTCGTGGTGAGGAGGCTTACCAGGGTAAACTTTTAGAAGCACGTCAAAACGACTACAAGGATGAATTTGTTTTGATAATTATTTCGGCGCCCATCGTGGTGCTCATGTGGGCAGTTATGAGTGACGACCCGGAAGCAATGGAGAAGGTAAAATTGTTTTTTGAATACTTTCAGTCGCTTCCTTCTTGGTTTACAAACCTATGGATACTTGTAGTTGCGAGTATTTTTGGTATAAAGGGTACACAAATATTTCGTAACGGCAAAAAATAATGGAAGTTAAAATAGTCGAGAATATTCTTCCTCCACGGGTTAATTTAGACATTATTAAATATTTAGCAAATAATTGTTATTGGAAAGTTGGGTGTGAGCAAGGATACTCAAGAATAGAAATGCTAACACAAAAAAAAGTCTACGCAGGCTTATCATTCGATTCAACATATATGAAAGAGCATGAATGGTTAAACGCTTGTGCATATTTGGTAAGTGAGCAAATAAAAAATAGTTTAAATATAAATTTAAATGTATCAAGATTTTTTTGGAATATGTACTATCCTGGTCATAAAACGCTTAGTCATATAGATGATCAATCCAACGAAGCTATTTCTTTTATTTACAATTTATCAACCACAGATGGAGGCACTATAATAAATAATAAATTTTATCCTGATAAAGCAGGTGAAGCTAAAGTTTTTAAAAGTAATATTTATCATAGTGGTGTAGGACCAAAACTCGATCCTTGTAGGTTCAATTTAAATGTTGTTTTTAAATAAAAAATCTGATATTGAAATCACGATATGATTAGGGGTGATAGTGGAGATTACGATTTATTAGAAAAGTGGTCAAAAAATTTTGACTGCAAAGGTCATCATACTTGTGAGTTAGGCGTTAGAGAAGGTCAAGGCTCGAAAATAATAATTGATAATGTTTTAAATAATTATTTCCACATAGGTGTAGATCCTTACGGTGATCTAAAATACAAACATTTTGATAATGATGAACACTTCCATTGGGATCATACCGTAGACGGAAGACCTCCAACTTATCCAGATTCAATGCGAGATCAAATGATTAAAGATTTTGCAGATTACACAAATAGAGGAAAGTTTCATTTTGTTAATACAACAGATGTAGATTTTATGAATTCGGAATCGTATAAAAGATTAAGTTTTTCTTTTGTGCATTTTGATGGTCCACATACTACTAAAGAAGTCTTAAGAGAAGCTATTTGGTTTGCAGATAGGTCAGCAGAACATACTAGATTTGTATTTGATGATCACATTCATTATAGGATGGATATAATATCTCATGCTTTAACTTATTGGAATTTTAAAACCATAGAATCCGCAACAAGTAAAATTTGTTTAGAAAAATATGTTAGATCCAACAACAGTTGATATTTTAAAAAATCATATAAATAAAGAAATTAAGCGATCCAAAGACCATGTTTGTTACGGTGTTGAGTCGGTAGATCAATTAATGTATAGTAGAGGAAAAATCAATGCCTTAGAGGCATTGCTTCAGGATATTAAAAACCTGCAAAAGGAGGATATAGATGGTACAATTGATTAAACCTAAAATACCAATTATCGAAAAAAAAGATAAAGGTAATGAGGAAGAATCACAAATTCCTAGAGATCCGAAAGAAGTTAAGAAATATCTTGAAATCATTCCTGAACCAGTTGGTTATAGAATGCTAGTTCGTCCATGGTCGGGTAAGAAAAAAACCAAAGGTGGTTTGCTTTTATCTGATGAAACTCACGACAAAATTCAAATGACTACAGTTGTAGGACTTGTTGTAAAAATGGGAGATCTTTGTTTTAAAGATAAATCCAAATTTCCATCAGGTGCTTGGTGTAAAGAAGGTGAATTTGTTATCTATGGAAGATACTCAGGATCAAGATTTCAAACTAAATATGGCGAACACCGTATTCTTAACGATGACGAAATCATAGGAAAAATCAAAGACCCAGAAAATATTCTCCATTTATTTTAAAGGAGGATATATATGGCAGAGGTAAAAGACTACAGTGCAGATGCATTGTTGCGAGCTGAAAAACAAGTAGAGCTCGATACAGATGACGTTAAAGAAGAAAACGTTGAAATCAAAGAGGAAGAAAAGAAAGAAGAGAAAGAAAAACCTAACCTTAATGTAGGAGAGGTTGATTTAGGTTATACTGATCACAGTAAAGAGCCTAAGGAAGAAAAAGAAAAAGTTGCTGTCGAAGAAATAGTTGAAGAAGAAAAACCTGTAGAAGAAAAAAAGGTTGAATCTAAAACTGAAGAAAAGAAAGACAACTTAAATCAGTACACTGAGTCTGTTCAAAAAAGAATAGATAAACTTGTTAGAAAAAGACATGAAGCAGAAAGAAGAGAAAAAGCTGCTTTAGATTTTGCTAAGGGTTTACAGAAAAAGTACGACTCTACAATCAAAAAATTTAATTCTACAGATGAGTCATATCTTAAAGAATTAGACGCTAGAGTAGATGCGCAAAGAGAACAAACTAAAACTGTTCTTAGAGATGCCATTGAAAAAAATGATGTAGATAAGATTATGGAGGCTAATGATACGTTGACAAAACTTGCTGTAGAAAAAGAAAAAGCAAGATTAGAGTTAGCGCATAGAGCTGAAATAAAAGCACAAGAGGAAGAAAAACAAAAAACACAACAACAACAAAACGTTGAAAGCAAACCTCAAGAAGGTGTTCTCTCACAAGAACAAACTAATATTACACCTAAAGCTAAGAAGTGGGCTGAGGATAATAAATGGTTTGGAGAGGACGAAGTCATGACTAATGCTGCAATTACTATACATAACAACTTGGCCGCCGAGGGTCTTGAAGTAGATAGTGATGAGTATTATAATGAAGTCAATGCAAGACTAAGGAAGTATTTTCCTGCGTCTTTCGCATCTGATGACGCCGAGCAAAAAAAGGAGCAAAAGAAACCCGTCCAAACTGTTGCTTCAGCTGGCCGAAAACAACAAGGACGCCGAACTGTGAAACTCACCAGATCACAGGTAGCTATCGCTAAAAGATTAGGGGTGCCACTAGAGGAATACGCTAGATACGTGAAGGAGGATAATTAATATGGAAAAAGTAAATAAAACTTCACGCGAGTCAGAAACAAGAAAGAGCAAAGAAGCTCCAAAAGTTTGGGCTCCACCATCCAGTTTGGATGCGCCACCTGCGCCAAAAGGTTATGCCCATAGATGGATACGAGTAACCGTCCAAGGGTTTGAAGATACATCTAATGTATCTAAAAAATTGAGAGAAGGTTGGTCATTTGTTTCAGCTGAACAAGTTGAAAAAGAAAATGGCAAAAATCATTATCCAGTTTTTACCGAAGGCAAATATCAGGGGTTAGTCGGGATTGGAGGCCTTGTGTTGGCAAGGATACCTACGGAGATACTTCTTCAAAGGCAAGCTTATTTTGATAAAATTACTCAAGATAGGATGGAAGCCGTTGATAGAGAACTCTTGAAGGAACAACACCCAGACATGCCTATCAATATTGATAGACAGTCTAGAGTGACCTTTGGTGGTAGTCGCAAGAAATAATTTTTTTGCAATTGCTACAGGGTCTTAAACAATATGTTAAATAGGAGAAACTAAAACATGGCAAACGTAAGTGAAAAGTTCGGTCTAAGACCTTACAGAAAACTAGACGGTACACCATTAGTAGGAGCTCAAAACAGATATACAATAGCAAGCGGTTACGCTACTGCAATCTTCCAAGGTGACTTGGTAATTCCAAAAGGTACTGGAAATATCGAAAGATATGATGCAAGTGGAGCTGCTGGTCTATCGACAGCTGTAGTGGGCGTGTTTAACGGTTGTTTTTATACAGATCCAACTACTCAAAAGCCGACTTTCAAAAATTTCTACCCAGGTAGTATTGCTGCAAGTGATATAACAGCTTTTGTTGTAGATGACCCAGACGCGGTATTCTTGATTGATGCTGATGAAGCATTTACAAGAGCAGATCTTTACAAGAACTACGCCGTAAACAATACAACAGGTGTAACGCAAACTGGACTTTCAAAAGTTCAATTAGACGTGTCAAATTCAGGAACTACAGTATCATTTGTTCTACAAGCAATTGATATTTGTCAGGATCCAGATAACTCTGACACAGCAACATCAAACGCTAATATCTTGGTGAGAATAAACCACCACCAATATAGAAGCAGAACAGGCATAGCATAATAAAGGAGAATAACTATGGCAATATCAAGAGCACAACTAGTTAAAGAACTAGAGCCAGGTTTGAATGCTTTATTCGGCCTGGAATATAATAGATACGAAAATCAACACGCAGAGATTTACGTATCAGAAACATCTGACAGAGCTTTCGAAGAAGAAGTAATGTTAAGCGGTTTCGCTTCAGCACCAGTTAAACAAGAAGGTGCAGGAGTCGTGTTTGATACAGCAGGTGAAACTTTCACAGCTAGATACACACACGATACAATCGCGTTAGCATTTGCTATCACAGAGGAAGCAATCGAAGATAACCTATACGACAGACTTGCTGCTAGATACACAAGAGCATTAGCAAGATCTATGTCAAATACGAAGCAAGTAAAAGCTGCAAACGTATTGAACCAAGCGCAAGTTACAACTGTAACAGGTGGTGACGGTAAGTCATTAATTAATAGTGCACACCCACTTGCAACAGGCGGAACTTTCTCAAACGTTCTATCAACAGCTGCAGACTTAAACGAAACTTCGTTAGAGCAATCATTGATTGATATCTCAGGATTCGTTGATGAAAGAGGCTTAAAAATCGCTTCTCAAGGTGTAAAAATGATAATTCCAAAAGAATTACAATTTACAGCTGAGAGATTAATGAAGTCTCCTCAAAGAACGGCAACTGCTGATAACGACATCAATGCTATCGCTTCTATGGGAATGATCCCTCAAGGTTATAGAGTTAATAACTTTTTAACTGACACAGATTCATTCTTCATCTTGACTGACGTACCTAACGGTTTCAAACACTTTGTTAGATCGCCAATCAAAACTGCGATAGAAGGTGACTTCGATACTGGAAATGTTAGATTTAAAGCTAGAGAAAGATACTCTTTTGGATTCTCAGATCCAAGATGTGTATTTGGAAACGGTAAGTTACCAACTAGCTAATACTAATTAACAGTATTACAATTTAAAGGGGCGGTGTTCACATCGCCCCTTTTTTTATGTATAATGTAAACACCTAGATTAATTAACTTGCAGACTGGCTAGGCAGACGCTATAGAGACTGCAGGTACAAAAACTATAGGAGAAATAAATTATGGCAAATACAACTTTTTCAGGACCAGTCCGATCGGAAAATGGTTTTGAAACAATAGTAAAAAACGCAACAACAGGTGCAGTAACAAAAATTGCAGATGTTAATGGCGTAACAGGCGGAAACTCAGTTACAGCTGATGCAGCTGTAGAGTCAGGTGCTTTATTTTTAAGCAGTATCGCAACTGATGGTTTCGTAATGAAAACTTACCAAGCGACTGTATCTATAACAAACGGGAACACTACAGGCGATGAAGCAGCAATTGGTTTTCCAGCAAACTTCATTCCAATGTTCTGTGTAGTAAGAAACACAGCAGCTACAACTACTGGCGGAAATATTACAGATGTAGGAACAGCTGGTGACCCTAACGCATACGTAGATGGAGCAGTTTTATCTACAAGTGCAGCAGGAGCACAAATCTTTGCTTGCAACGGTGTTGCGGGTGTAGGATCTGGTGGATCTGGAACGACAGCAGGAATACCATTAACACCTGATGAAATCAGAGTGACAATGGCAGACCCTGGTGCGTCTGGAGCTTCTATCGTAGTAACATTTATTGGTATTACGTTTACAGAAACATTAGACTTAGTATAATAATTATCTTGGTGGGAAACTTCAGGACTTTTTGATCCTGATACCCACCGAGACCAAATATAAGGAGAAAAAATTATGGGTGGATCAAGTTTTTCATCAGACCAGTCGAGTGCTCATGCTACGTCTACCGCACAAATGGTGCCTACGACTAAGAGAGCAAGATTGACTTCAATACAAGCTAAAGGTAATGCCAGTGGTTCTATCATTTTTAAAAGTGGTGGTGGTTCGGGCACTACGATAGCCACGTACTTATTTGGTACTGAAGGATTGGATTTTTATCTTCCAGGAAATGGCATTTTATTTCCAGAAGGTATTCACGCTACTATTGGTGGTACTGGTGGAGTAACAATTACATTTACGTAATATGAGAAATGGCCGATTAGAAATTATGGGCTACAAACGTGGGGGAGATACAATGCCTCCACGAAATAAAAAATATTTTCGTCCCACGAGTAAAGGTGCGGGAATGACTGCTGCAGGAGTAGCTAAATATAGGAGGGATAACCCCGGTTCTAAACTTAAAACAGCAGTTACTGGAAAAGTTAAACCAGGATCTAAAGATGCTAAGAGACGTAAATCATTCTGTGCTAGAAGTGCAGGTCAAATGAAGAAGTTTCCCAAAGCAGCTAAAGATCCTAATTCAAGATTAAGACAAGCAAGGAGAAGATGGAAATGCTAGAAAAAATAAAACAACAAATTTTGTGGGTAGTTAGAGCTATCTGGAACAAAATTAAAGCTGGCTGGAACTGGATTGTTGGAAGATTCAACAGGTAGTTTATGGCTCTAAAAATTTCGGAATCAGCAGCCGTTCAGATGCCTATGAAGACGGTTGCCAGTTTGATCGCGATGGTCGCGATTGGAACCTGGGCTTTTTTTGGAGTACAGGAAACACTTAATCAGCACTCAACTCAAATAGAGTTGATGCAAAAAGATTTAGATCAAAACTCAGAATTTAGAATTAAGTATCCAAGAGGTGAGTTAGGTCAATCAGCTGGAGAGGCAGAGCTTTTTATGATCGTAGAGCACGTTAGTGGTTTACTAGAAGATGTAGAGGAAGAAATTAAAGGTATGAGAAACAACGCTGTTAATATAGAATTTTTAAAGAAAAGAACAGAGAAGTTAACTGAAGACGTAGAGAAAATAATTAGAAACGGGAGTAGTAAACATTAATGATAGAAACTGTATTTGCACTAATTTTAACTTTAAACGGTTCGATGATAGAACATACATACAAAACGTCGTTAAGCGATTGTTTGAAATCCAAGCGTTTGGCGCAAAACGAAGTAAATCCAGAGCGAGTTGTATTCACCTGTAAAAAGGTTAAGGCTCAAACAGAGATATATATGGATAGAAAAAAGATTATTAAAATATTACCATAATGGAACCTATTTGTTATATATTTTTAATGTTATGGATTATAGGAGTATCTGAATAATGGAAAACTATGTAGTAGAGCCTTTTTTACCAATTAACACAATCATAGCATTTATTTTGTTATGTGTAGTAATTTACTATGGACTCAATGATAAATGACATACGCACTAGTTTTGATTGTTTGCTCCCAGTTGCAGAGCGACTGTTATCCACCTTTAATCTCACACAAAGAGTTTTTAACTAAATATGATTGTTTACAAGAGGGGTATAAGGAGTCACAAGATATTTTAGATGGAATAGGAGAAAAACAAGTAAATAAATTTGACATAATTGTAAAATTTACCTGTCAGGAAAAAAAGCAGCAAACTATATGAAAAAAAATTTACTTGTACATAAACATTTGATAATACGTGCAGAAGCAAGTAAACCACCCACAGATGAAGAACAATTAAAAGAATGGATGATAAGATTTATTGATTCAATCAATATGAAAGTTTTTATGGGTCCATATGTTAAATATTGTCATATGGAGGGTAATAGGGGGATAACTGCAGTGGCAATAATAGAAACGTCACATATAGCAATGCATATTTGGGATGAACCAAAACCTGCTTTAATGCAAATGGATGTATATTCTTGTGGAGAGTTTAACGAAAAAGATATATGTAATACAATAATGAAAGAATTTGATATTCATAAAATTGAATATAAATATTTAAATAGAGAAACAGGATTAAACGTTCTAGATTAAAAATGGCTTACCTTAATATTAACATTCCAACTATTTATGCTAAAGTAAAGAAGGAGTATTTATATGATTTGGATCCTAAATATAAAAAAGAAAGTTTGGACTGTATTATCTTTGGCTTGGCAAGTCTTACGGGTAAATCGCTCTTATTTCATTGCATGTTACCAAACGGTGCATGTTATTGGCGTTTGCCTATCTCAGCGTTTTTCCAAAAATCGTTTCATAGATCCCAAGTGCCGGATATGTCGGTTGACGAGCTGGAACTGTGGAATTGTTTTAGTTATTATCCTAGTATTACTGAGTTTGATTTTTTAGGAGGAATGCGGGGTAAATTTCTTGGCAAAGATAAAAAGTTTTACAAAGGCGAATATTTATTTACAGTAGATTGGGGGACACCTGAAGTTAATGAAATTGATACTGAACATTCTGAAATTCCTCAAGAACATAAGTGTGCACACATACTGGAACTTGATAACGGGAATTATGCTGCTCAGCCTAATAATCGTATCTTGTGGAGCATTTCTAACTATACTACTGATAGATCTTGGCCAGACTATAAAGTGCAAAATACTTATTGGACAGTTGAAAATAAAGACTGGACTACAGAAGATACAGATAAAATGTTTTACCAAATAGAGGAGAATAAAGATGAAACTAACAGCTAACATAACCTTGGACGAGCTTACCAAGAGCCAAATAGCAGAGCGTAAAGGAATTAATAATAATCCTAATCCTGCGCAAATAGAGAATCTTAAAGAATTAGCAATTAATATACTACAACCAGTTAGATCACATTACGATAAACCATTAATAATATCATCAGGATTCCGTTGTGCTCAGCTGTGCCTAGAAATAGGTAGCAGTGTTAATAGCCAACACGTGGCAGACAACGGTGCGGCTGCAGCAGATTTTGAGATACCTGGCGTAGATAATAGAGAGTTAGCTCTTTACATTAAGAACGAGCTAGAATATGACCAGCTCATATTAGAATTTTACAAAGATAACGAACCAACTTCAGGCTGGATACATTGTTCATATTCAACCAACTCTAATAGAAACCAATCATTACGTGCGATGAGAGAAGACGGAAAGGTAATATACAAACCTTGGTTAGATTAATGCAAATTAAGGTTATAGATAATTTTATTGATCCATTATTATGTAAAGCAATTTATGCTAATCTTCTTAGATTACCCATGATTTATGACCAAAGCTCACATAAAGAAATAATAGAAAGCGAGAAAGATAATCGATTTTTTTTTTCAAAAATGTCAGAATACGATCACGTTATTCTATATCTTTTTGTAAAAGTTAAAGAGTTTTTAAAGAAAGATTTGAAATTCTTAAGAGCTTATGCAAATATACAATTTAAAGATCAACACAGTGCATGGCATACAGATGATGGAGATTGCACAATTCTTTTAATGATTTCAGAAACTCTAAATGATGGCAAATTCGAGATAGGAGATCACAAAATAGATTTTGTGCAAAATAGATGTATTGTATTTGATGCAAAAGAAAATCATAGGGGTTTAGCTTCAGAGTATGCTATACTTCCTAGATGTACAATAGCAATAAAAACAAGGATATAAAATGGCGATAACTAGAGGTTCAATAACCAAACAAGTTGAAGGAAAAATGCGAGGAGCTAGAGATGAGAAAGAAAAAAAACGTAGAGTTATCAAAGCTATTAAACTCAAAACAAATCCTAAGTTTAAATCCAATCGCAAAAATCGTAAGGTCTAGTTTCTTTTCCCCAAAAATGGTACAATCAAAAAAGTTGTACAACCGTAAAAAGGAGAGAATTAACACTCTCAAAGCGGCCGCTAAAAAATATGAGTGATAGAGAAGAGACAAATAAAAAGAAAATTGTTAAGTATGTTCAAGAAAGATTTGAGGATGCTAAACAAATGTCTATGTTCAAATTTTTAAGACAAGAGGTTGAGGTTAACGGCACAGGTACATATAAATATAGAATTAAAGTTGGTCCAAACAAAGGAAAAGTATTATGACAAAGTTATGCCCAAGAGGAAAAAGAGCAGCGAAGAGAAAATTTAAGGTGTACCCTAGCGCCTATGCTAATGCCTACGCATCTAAAATATGTGCAGGTAAAAT